CCCTTATTTAATTGCTCTGTTTAAGGCTCTACAATCCGGATGGATCCCGCCTATTCACGTGACTAAAGAGGAGTACCTACACATAAAGAATAATAAGGGCACTTACCCGCAGCACCTTGTAGGCTACGTAGGTTTTAACGGGTTTGGGGCTAAGTGGTTTGATTCTTATCGGGTAGGGGAGTCCGAGTGGTCTGCACACTATAATGGTGTAATGTCTCAGGTCAATAGTCTCAGGGGGATAATGTTCTTATGCTCCGACTATACAACCTTAGAGTTTCCTATAGCTATGCCGGACAACAGTATAATTTACTGTGACCCACCATATAGAAGTACTACCAAATACCAATACAAGATAGACTACGAGGCCTTCTATAGTTGGGTAAAAGCCCGCACGTTTGAAGGGCATAGGGTTTTCATATCTGAATATGATATGCCAAAGCCTTTTAGATGCGTTTGGACTAATGACATAAGCGTACAAATTAACGCTAAAGTAGGCACTAAGGAGACAAAAACAGCAACTGAAAAACTTTACACCCTATAAACATGGCCTACTACTGGACTCCCGCACAAGACAAGGCTATAAAGGACTACTACTACAGTACGTCCACTGCTGAACGTAACCGGATAATAGATAAAGAGCTACAGTGTACTCTTTACGAGATAGCCCGCCGGGCGCTCTCTGCCTTCGGTCTGAAGCCAGACCCGGAGAAGGAACAAGACATAGTAGTATACCTTGTCTGCCGAACCCTGCCAAAGCTAGACGAGTCCAGACTACAGGGCGCTCTACAGTTCCTATGGTCCTCTGCCCGTAACTACATACTAACCTACATACTCCGTAAGCCGAAGACAAGGCCGGACATAGTAGAGATAACACAGGATCCGGGGCGCTACACCTACAGCTCTACCACCACCAGCCCGGTAGACCTCGACGCTGAGTACGAGAAGCTGAAGCTACGTAAGAAAGTACTGGACGAGATAGATTTAAAGCTGAAGGGGCAGCAGGTAATAAACGCCACCAACAGCGTCTTTTTGCTACTACTGAGGCAGTACCTCATAGATAACGACTTCGAGGTAAGAGGGTTTGGAGAGTACGTAAGAAATGCTATGCACCTGAAACTATCTACCTACAGGGCTATAAGTGGAAGGCTCGGGCTACGTACCAAAGACTTTAACGAGAAACTAACCAAAGGATAGTATTTAAAGTAAAAACCAATGATACCAATAGACCTACCAACAGCAGAGAAGGTACTCTCCGACTTAGGGGCGGACGACGTAACTACCGAGCTCGTACTTAATAACCTCAGGCTTTATAACCAGCTTATAGAGAATTACTCTATGGGTATGACCAAAGACCTGTACCTAACCTACCAGCTTAATGTACAGGTAAGCAAACAACTGTTAGCCCTCTACGGGATAAAGCGGAGAGACACGCCGCCGGGAGAAGCTGACGGGTTTAACGAACTTTTAAAAACCCTGAAGGGAGAGACTGTAAAGAAATGACCTCTAACCTAGACATAGCTAAGAAGTACTCTACGGACGTTCTCTCCGGGGTTATACCTGCCTGTACTTACGTGAAGCAGGCGGCCCGGAGATTTATAAACGACATTACAGAAGGTAACCCGGAGTTCTACTTCTCCCAGGAGGAGGTAGACAGGGTTATACTGTTTATAGGATCCCTGAACCTGACAGAGCAAGCCACCCCTAAGAAGTTCTCCCTGGAGCCCTGGCAGACTTTTATAGTAGTAAACATATACGGTATAAAGAGAAGGGATAACAATAAGCGGAAGTACAGGAACGCCTATATAGAGCTGGCACGTAAGAACGGGAAGAGTCAACTGGTAACAGCGCTCTCTATGTACCACCTTCTCGTAGATACCGACGCCCAGGTTATAGTATCAGCCAACAGCAGGGACCAGGCTAAAAACGTAGACTTTAAGAAAATCAAACAGTTTGCCGCCCAGCTCGACCCTAAAGCGAAGTACCTCATACCTTACTACAACTCTATAAAGTTCGGTACTAACGAGATAATAGTAACCGCCTCCGAGGCCTCGAAGCTGGACGGTCTTAACGCCTCCTTCTGTCTTATTGACGAGTTACACGAAGCCCCGGACAACTCTATGTATAACGTACTGAAGTCCTCCCAGGGAAGCAGACAGGAGCCCCTGTTTATGACTATCACTACCGCCGGGTTTAATACTGAGAGCTTCTGCTACCAGCTGAGGACCTACTGTACGGACATACTCTCCGGGCAGATGACCGACTCGGCCCAGTTCGCTATTATCTACACCATAGACCCGGACGACGACTACACGGACCCGGCAGTCTGGGTAAAGGCTAACCCTAACCTGGCTATATCCGTCTACGTGGATTACATAGAGGCGGAGGTAAACAAAGCGGTAAACAACGCGGCAGAGAAGCCCGGAGTACTTGTAAAGCACCTTAACAGGTGGTTAAAGGCTAACACCCTCGACGAGTGGATCCCGGAGGTTTATATAAGTCAGGCTATGAAGCCCCTGAGCCTGTCAGACGAGGAGTTTAAAGGGCTGGACTGTATAGTAGGGGTAGACTTGGCCTCTGTATCGGATATTACCTCTACTACTTACCTGTTTAACCCCGGAGGCACTCCTACAGCTATTAACAGCTACTACATACCGGAGGACTCCGTTAATACTAACCTTAACCTGATGTCCTTTAAGGAGGCAGGGGCTAACGGAGAGATAAACATAACAGCGGGTAATGTTTGCGACTACGACTACATACTCCGGGACCTCGTATACGCCCGCGACGTCTTAGGCATAAACATAAAAGCCCTGTACTATGATAAGTTTAACTCTACCCAGTTCATTATATCAGCCACGGAGGCGGGGTTTAATTGTGTACCCTTTAGCCAGATGCCCGGAAGCCTTAACCGCCCTATAAAGGAGATAGAGAGGCTTATTAAGTCCGGTAGCTTTATAATAGCCCGGAACTCCATTACCCGCTGGATGTTTGGTAATGTGATCCTGGTAATTAATAAGCTGGGTAATTACTCCATAGATAAAAGCAGTAAGGCTAAGAAGATAGACGGCGTAGCCTCTATGCTTAACGCCTACGGCGGGCTACTGGAGAGCCCTATATACTCTTTCGAGGTAATTTAAGTACATTTTTTATAAGAAAATAGTATTTACAGGTAAAGCCTTACCTGTGAAAAACATATTTACCCGCTTCGCTAAACGGTCTATAGACTGGGTTAACGTGGTCCTCGGTACCCTCCGGATAGGGGGAGCCTCCAGCTATAACGCTTCTAAGGCTACTAAGCTCTCTACCGTCTTCCGCTGTGTTAACCTGCTTTCAGATGCTATAGCCTCCCTCCCTATGAACCCGTACACCTACCGGGACAACTGGAAGTACATAAATTACGACAGCGGGCTATACAACGTCCTGAACGTCCAGCCTAACGCCTTTATCAGCGCTTTTATGTTTAAAAAGATGATAATTTGCGATATGCTGTTAAAAGATTGTGGCTCCGCCTATATCTACATAGACAGGGACGTAAGGACGGGAAGGGTAATAAGCCTCTCCCGCTTAGATCCGGACTTCGTAAGAGTGGAGGTAGTAAATAACGACATATTCTACTATTACAGCCTGTTAGGAGCTAACCCAAAGCCCTATGATAAGTCCCAGATAATACACCTGCTTAACTACAGCGAAGACGGGGTAACAGGTAGAAGCACCTTACACTATGCCGCTGACTGTCTGGGCGTAGCCTACAGCTCGGAGACCCACGCCTCTAACTTCTGGCAGAGCGGGGCTTCTTTAGCCGGGATCCTCAGACCTAAAGAAGGCGCTACTATGACCACAGCACAAGCTAAAGCCGCGAAGACGGCGTTTATGGCCCAGATAGGCACGGACGTAGGAGGTAAGAGCGGCGGTATTGTGGTACTGGGCGACGGTCTGGAGTATCAGCCTATATCTATTAACCCTAAAGACTCCCAGCTATTAGAGTCCCGGCAGTTCAACGTAATAGAGATATGCCGTTTCTTTAACGTACCCCCCTCTCTGGCCTTCAGTGAAACAGGTAAGTTTTCTACCGCTGAACAACAGTCTATAGATTTTCTAAATAACAGCCTTACCCCTCTTATAGAGAAAATAGAGTCTGAGTTCTTCCGTAAGCTCTTTTTACCTTCTGAGTGGAACACCTCGGAGCTGAAGTTTGACGTAGAAAACATTATGAGGCTCGACGCTGTAAGCCGTGCAGACTATTACTCTAAGATGCACCAGGTAGGAGGCTTCACTACTAACGAGATCCGGGAGAAGCTAAACGCTAACTTCCCGGTAAAGGGTGGTAACCGTGCCTTTATTCAGGTTAACCTCCAGCCTACAGACGCGCTTATAAGTGAACAAACAGCCGTTAACCCGGACGCCCCGGTAGATAAGCAGGTAAAGGGAGGCACAGACAAGAAGGACGCTACCACTACCGACGACGTACAAAAGTTAGCTCTTAACGGCGCTCAAATATCCTCGCTCGTTCTGGTAGCGCAAAGTATAGCCGATGGGACCATAACTAAGGAGTCCGCTAAAAATATGATAGCCGCCGCCTTCCCGTCCTTTACTGCTGAGCAAATAGCCGGGATAGTGGACAGCATAGAGATAAACGAAAACCCACCACAAAACACATATAACCAATGACAAACGAAAACCTAGAACGCCGGTACGTCGTAGAACTCCGGGCAAATGACAAAGACCGCACCATAACAGGGACGGCTATAGTCTTCAATACCGAGAGCCGGTTACTCGGGGAGATGTTTACCGAGATCATTAAACCGGAGGCCGCTACTCAGGCCTTTATGGACTCCCAGGATATATTGATGTTATGGAACCACGAAGACGACCAGATACCTCTGGCACGGAGTAAGAGAGGCGCTGGCACCCTTAAAGTAGCCGTTACCGCTACGGGGGTAGATTTCAGCTTCACAGCCCGGAGTACTCCTCAGGGAGATGAGATACTCTCAGCAGTAAGAGCGGGGGACGTAGACGGCTGTAGCTTCGCCTTCAGGGTAAAAGATGAAGGGGACAACTGGGTACAGAAGCCGGACGGTAAGTACCTCCGCACTATATCAGCCTTCGAGCTGGTAAGGGACTTCTCCATAGTTAACGACCCCGCCTACGTAGAGACGAGCTGCCGGAGTATTGCAAAGGCTAAGACCGAGACGAGAGAAGAGCCGCCCGCACCACCGGCACCACCGGCACCACCGGCACCACCGGCACAGGACGACATAGACGCCTACTACGTGGAGCTGGAGGGGGTAATATCAAAATTTAACGAATAATTGTATTTAACCATAAAAACGACAATGGACACAGCCCAGTTAATTGAAAAACGTAAAGCCCAGGTAGCCCTCCTCCAGGAGATTGTAGCCGGGGGCAAAGCTGAGAAGCGGAAGCTGTCAGCAGTGGAAACCAGATCCTTTAACGAGGCTAAAGCCGAGATCGAAAGGATTGACGCCGAACTCAAAGAAAAACAAACCGGTCCCGGACCAAATAATAAACGCAACGTGAAAACAGAAAAACCAATTTTTAGCCTTATAAAGGCTATCCGGTCCGTGGTCAATAATGAGGCTATGGACGACACCGCTAAAGCCGTAATCGAGTCAGGTATAGCAGAGATGCGCGCCGCCGGACTCAGCCACACCGGTAACATTCTCCTCCCTTTCGAGAACCGCGCCGTAATTATGGCTACCTCCGCTAACTCCGGACAGGAGAACGTAGCAGAGCAGAAACTCAATATGATCGAACCGCTGAGGGCTGCCCTGGTTACCGTACAGGCTGGAGCTACTTTCCTTACCGGTCTGGTAGGGGACGTCTCTATCCCGACATACGCCGGAAGTACCGCCGCCTGGAAAGGTGAAGGTATTACAGCCGTAGACGGCGCCGGAGCTACCGGAGAGGTCACAATGTCGCCCAAACGCCTTACCGCGTTTATTGACATTTCAAAACAGTTTATCGCTCAGGACAGCACACAGGCAGAAGCCCTGCTTATGAGAGACCTGGTAAACGCTGTATCTGGTAAGCTGGAGGCTACTATCTTCGGTAAAGAAGCCGGAAGCGCTACACAGCCCGCGGGCTTCTTTGCTTCCGCTCCTTCTGTAGCCGGTAGCGCAAGCTGGGCTAACATTGTCGCCCTCGAGACAGCAGTAGACACCGCTAACGCGCTGACAACTGCCAAGTATATCACAAACGCCGCCGGACGCGGGCTCCTGAAAAAGACGGTAAAAGTAGCTAACCAGGCTACCTACCTTATGAACCCTGATGGTACTATGAACGGTTACCCGGTCCTCGTTACTAACCACGTAGCCTCTGCCCTTCAGGTAGGAGCCGACGAGTACGGTATCGTCTTCGGTAACTGGGCCGAGTACCTTATCGGAAGCTGGGGAGCTATCGACCTGCTGGTAGACCCTTTCACCCAGGCAGCCCTCGGTAATATCCGCATTCACATTAACGGCTACTTCGACGCTGTAGCCCGTAGGTCCGGCGCTTTCAAAACTGGATCAATGAAATAAACCCGGATAGGGTACACTTAAAGCCTCTCCACACCGGAGGGGCTTTTTTTTATAGTTTTTACCGGGAAGTAGTATTTAGTTACAAATTACCCGGAGTATGACATACACCACCTTAGCGGCTATTAAAGCACACCTTAACATAGAGACGGGATATACCGCAGACGACACCTACATAACCTCGTTAATAGGGGTAGCTGAAGGGGCTATAGCGGACTACTGTAACGGAGGCTTAGCTTCTTATACTGAGGCGGAGGACGTACCCGTAGCAGTTAAACACGCCGCTTTAATAATAGCAGCTAACCTCTACCTTAACCGCTCTTCGGTCAGTTTCGCGCAAGGGTATAAAATCCCTTACAGCTTTGAGTTTCTGCTTAACCCTTACCGTATTTATACTATTGAGTAATGAACCCCGGAGAACTCAGACACGAGATAACCGTGCAGTCTTTAAGCTCTGCCAGAGACGAGTACGGAGCTATTACGGAGACCTACAGCACCTTCGCGGTACTACGGGCAGGGGTTAAGTTCATATCTGGTACTAAAGGACTCGACAATAAAGAGACCTTCAGCTCTCAGGTAGTAAAGTTTACGACTTACTACCGGGAGGTAAAGGAAACAATGAGAATATTACACCACACTAAACTATACAGGATCCTCAGCATAGAGGAGGTAGGGTTTAAAGAAGGCCTTATTATTAACGCTGAACTTATAAACGAATAAATATATGAAAAACGACGCTCAGAACCAGATAGCCGGAGCTTACGGCTCTTTACCTGTAACAACCGGAGCCCAGACCGTGGACCTCCCTACCTACTGCTATGAAGCTGATGAGGCTACTACCTTCGGAGTCTTCCGGGACAGCGCAGGGCTGGAGCTCTCCTTTCACCCGTGGAAGGGTAAAACCTTAGGGGCTGGTAAAACAGCCTTCTTTGGTCAGGACGTCCACAGCTTTACTATTACGGCGGGCGGAGCGGGGCAGCTCTTTCTGGCTACTGACGTAATGCCGGTACCTGTCCTCCTTACCGCCTCTACCAACGCGGCAGGCACCTTGATAATCTTAACCTATGACAGGGTAATGTCTAACCCTGCCGCGCGTCTGGTAGACTTTAGCTCTACCCTTAACGGGGCGGCTAACGTCCTTACAGGCGTAGCCTCAGGAGCCGATACTAAGACCATAGAGATAACGGTTACCACAGCTATAGAGTTTATGGACGCGGTTACCATATCAATGGCTTACGGTTATATTACCACTACCAGAGGGGCTAAAGCCTTACCGCTGGTAGCCCAAGCAGTAGTTAACATAGTACCTGAGTAATTATGCCCGGAAAAGGAAAATCTATAACCCCGCGCGGGGTTCTGGTAGGCTCAAATGTGAACCAACTGCCCGAATGGGCATTAACACCTTATTTTGCTATTCCGGCATCTGTTCCTTTGACGGTTGGCCGGGAAATTACCATATACGGTGATAGCCTTATCAGCCTGCCAATTTTAGACAATAACCTGGAAGTAGAGTACACCTGTGACATTGGTACAGCTTCCGGTAATAATTATGTAATCAGTCCGGTAACGGGTGACATTGGCGAACATACCCTGAGTATTGTTTTTAAAACAGACGGTACAGTTATAACAACCCAGACTATCAACCTGAATGTAATTGCAGCGCAAACCGGCGCAGTATCTATCCTTATGCTTGGTGATTCATTGGTTTATCTTGGTCATGCGGATATAGCCACAGGTATAGATTCCGGGCTTGTACCTACTGTTACATTTATTGGTTCTCAAGGTACAACTATCAAGCACGAAGGTGTTGCAGGGAAAAGTTTTGAATCTATAATGACTTCGGGCAGTCCTCTTTATATTTCAGGGGCTTTTAATGTAGCCGCTTACTTTGCCAACAATTCACTTGCAACACCGGACTATGTTTGGATTCGTTTTGGCGTGAATGATATGTTTCTGCCGGGCTCTTTCAATTTGACAGATAGCTATCTTACTGGTCATGTAATCAATCCAGCCAAAGCACTTATAGCGGCTTTTTTAAACTACGATGCAAACCTTAAAGTAATCATAGGTTTACCGACAATTTCAGAAAACACCGGCGCAGGATGGAATGCAAACTACGACGAAGCAACATACCCACAGGATCAGTTCATAAGGAATATTTACAGAATGCGGGCTGCATTAGTTACTGCATTTGATCTATTTACCTACAATGCAAGGGTGTTAATGTCGAATGAAGCGATATATCTTGACCGAAATGACGGTTATCCTAAATCAGGCGGTGTACATAATAACGGAGTACATCCTGCCGCTTCTGGTTATAGTCAACTTGGTGAAGGCTTTGCAGCAACACTTAATCAGCAAATGTCATTGATACCGTCAGGGCTTACTTTATCATTGATTTCAGGCGGTGTAAAAGTTGATTGGACTGATAATTCAGCCGGAGAGTTTGAAACTGAAATATGGGGTAAATCAGATGATGGTAGTTATACATTAATAACTACGATTGCAGTCGGAACTGTTACATACAGCCAGACACTTGATGCTGTTGATTTGAGGTACTATAAGCTGAGAGGCAAAAACGGTACATACTTCACCCCTTTCGGTGCGGAACAATCTATTGCTATGTTATCGGCTGAACTGGTAACAAATGGCAATTTATCAGCGTGGACAGGTGATAATCCTAACGGCTGGACGGTTGCCGAAGGTGCAAACGGTAGTTTTTCTGAAGTATCAGGAGCTTGCCGTATGCAGGTGACCGGCTCAGGCGTATCTATGCAGCAAGCCATCTTAACCAACGGAGCAAAATATAGATTCAGGGTTAACATGGTAGCTGTTGCGGCTGAGCAACTCTCTGTTGTTTACTCGTCCTTAAAATATAGGAACTGGAATACTACAGGACAGAAAGAATGGTACGACACAACAGACGGAACCGCACTTATTTTCCGCAGATGGTCAGGTAATACAGATGTAACATTTGATGATGTATCAGTCAAAAGAGTATTAATGCCTTAGTTCACCTTTTAAACAACCTGAGCTATGCCGGACACCACACTAAAGGTACAAAACGCTGAGGAGCTGATAAAGCTCCTTAACGGCTTTATACCCGCTGTCCGGTCAAAGGCTGTGGTAGATGGGATGATAGCCGGGGCTAACGCTATTACTGAGAAAGCAAGGGCAGCACTCTACGCAGGTAAGAAGGGAGAAAGTACTACAGGCTACAGCTACTACGCCTCCGCCTTCAAACAGGAGAAGCTGAAAGGTAAGACACCCGACGAGTTAGGAGTACGTACCGGAGTATGGAGCCGGGAGAACGGATACAAGCTCCGGTGGCTGGAATGGGGCACAAACAACAGAACGACCTTCCAACGTAAGAACCGACTCTCTAACACCATTACCCCAAAGATGAACCGGGGTAAGATCATAGGTACTAATTTTTTCTTTGGTGCGGTGAAAGGTAAACAGGATGAAATTTTTAACATAGTCTCCGCTGCTATTGTGAAAAGCCTGGAGGACTTAACCCGGTCAAAGAGTGCCTAAGATATACCTACCCCCTAAAAAGGTTTACAAGCGGGTAAGGGAGACGGATAAGCGGGAGAACGTAAACCATAAGGCAGTTTACAATACTAAACGCTGGAGGCAGATAAGGATAGAGAAGTTAAAGCAGGATCCTTTATGTGAAGAGTGCCTCAGTAAAAAGATAATAACCCCGGGCGTAGAGGTGCACCATATTAAGCCGGTAAGCTCCGGGAAGACAATAAAGGATAAACAGGCTTTAGGCTTCGATAAGAGTAACTTAA